TTCCATGTCAGGGCATAACGCTGTGACGATTTTGTTGGGTAACCCAACGAAGTCCAGCGGGTTTTTCTTTGACACGCATAACCGATTAAAGGATGAGTGGTGGACACGTCGCGTGTCCTGCTATGACTCTAAAAGGGTAAGCGACGCCTATATCAAGGATATGGCGTCAAGGTATGGCGAAGAATCCAACGCTTTCCGTGTTCGCGTGTTGGGTGAGTTTCCGCGTACCGATGACGATACATTGATTGGCGTTGAGCTGGTGGACAGCGCTTTTCACCGTGACGTTGAAACGACGGACACGCAAACGGTGTGGGGTTTGGATGTGGCGCGATTTGGAACGGACGCCACGGCGTTGGCAAAGCGTAAAGGTAATGCGGTGACTGAGATACGCAAGTGGCGTGGGTTGGATTTGATGCAGACCACGGGCGCGGTGGTCGCCGAGTACGAGGCCATGAAGCCAGAAGACAGGCCCGTTGAAATCCTTGTCGATTCGATTGGCTTGGGGGCCGGCGTTGTGGACCGCTTGCGCGAATTGAATCTGCCTGCGCGTGGAATCAACGTGGCTGAGTCTCCGGCCATGGGAACGATTTATGTGAACTTGCGTGCTGAGTTATGGGGAAAGATGAAGGCGTGGTTGGAAAAGCGCGATTGCAAGATTCCTAAAGATGAGTCGCTTTTGGCGGAACTTGTCTCACCGCGTTATTCGTTTAATAGCAACGGGAAGATGAAGCTAGAGAGCAAGGACGAGATGCGAAAACGCGGGATTGGATCACCTGACATGGCTGATGCTTTGGCGTTGACCTTTGCCAGCGATGCAGGAACGGCGTTGTACGGTAAGGCTTACAACTCGCAGTGGGGTAAGCCGATTAAGCGGAACTTAAGAGCGGTTGTTTAATTGAGAGGGGTAGAAATGGCAAAACGAAAAATGCGTAGATCAGAAAGCAAGAAGATGATTTTTGATTACTTAAAGGGATTGAAGAACCCTGTGAATGCTTGGCATTTGGCGGCAAAGTTTGATATGACCACCAAAAGGATTGATCAACTCATGTCCGAGTTGGCGGGAGATGATCTTATTGTGAAGTCCAAGGGGATAAAAGACGTTGAGATACCTTGGAAGAAAGTGATGGTGAACTACTTCGAGGTTAAAGAGCAGTACAAGACCTTTAAGCCGCGTAAGCCTAAAGCACCAGTACTGTGGCATAACCCATTTGGGATAAGGGCGGCGTGAGAGACTACCTCGCCGGCCAGGCTACCTGGCGCACGCCCGAAGATGACCCGCCGCCACTAGGCGTGAAGATGTTATTGCTTAATCCTGGCGGCGTGTGCGTCATTGGCACATGGTCTGAGTGGGCGGTTGCCTGGGCGCCACTGCCAAGGGTGCCTCAACACATTAAGGAGGTATTGACGTGAAAGATTTGACCATTGGCGATGTGATGGGCATCGCCAGAAGAACGGGGTTTGATCAGCACGCAGAGAATCTTTTTATCTTTGCGGCGCAGATTGAGTTTGTTGCAGGCGAAGCACGCTTAAACCATTGCATTGAGTTGCTGGAGAAAAACGGCTATGACGATGCGGCGGAACTATTGAAAGGACAGGGATGAACCTGAACGATATGGCGAGAAAAGCCTGGGTCAATGGATTGCTTGAGAACTTTCCACGAGGTGAGTACGAGAAATTGCAGTGGGAAGTGCTTGAAGAAATGGTGATGGAATTGGAGCGCAGAACGCGTGAACTGGTACAACTTGCCGAGCTTGAGCGTAAGCGTTGGGGGAAGTCATGAGGCCTGTAACCATTCTTGTTCCAGCTTATAAGCCTGAGCACCTATACACCACATTAGCCTCAATTGACGCGCAAACTTATCCGCGCATCAAAGTCATCATTGGCAATCACAGTCCTGATGAGAATGACCACCACATGATCAACGATATGGCGCAACGCTATGACTTTGAAGTCATTGACACGCACCTTATCTGTCCTGGCGATCAAGTGGCGCATTACGCCTACCTTTGGGATCAGGCAGATTCCGACTTAGTGCGCTTTGTGTATGACGATGATGTGATTTATCCATCTTCAACGTCCTACTTGGTCGATTTGGCGGACCATCACCGCGACGCCGTGATGTTTTGGCATCAACGCCATTGGATTGACGGTGCCGGGCGTTTTCTTCGCGCACCAGGTTTTATCGATCAAGATGAACTGATGAAGTCATCACGCGAGAACATTCTGCGTTTGATGGCGATGCACAAGAACTTTATTGGTGAGCCTTCGTTTGTCATGATGGACCGATCCAAATGCGCATTCACCATGACCTACGCGCCACTTGGCGAGTTGGCACCGAGGCATTATTTGGGTGACGTGACTTCGTATCTGGAAGCCACGCGCCACGGGCCGGCGGTAGGTGGTGGGGCGCACCTGGGGGCGTTTCGTTTGCACGCGAACCAAGACTCCAATAAAGACAACCCGCGCCACACATTAGGGATTGTGGATTGGGAAATGTTCATGCGCTACGAATACCTTGGCGGAAACATTAACCGAGTCACGGCTGAAGACTGGGGGCGTACGGTTTTGCAGACTTACTGGGCTGAGATGGAGTGCAGGCCGCAGTTGCGTTTATTTCACTCGCGTTTGTCAGCAGACATGGCGTTTAACAAACTTGCCAGCATGAGCGGGTTTCTTCAGGATTACCACGCGTTGCGCATGAATCTTGCACATTGATGCGCGAATGTGCTAGTGTCTGCCCCCAAATAGGGGTAGTGCCATGAAAGCCAAGCCAGTGTGGGATAAAGCGCGTCCGAAGTCGTTGGGCAAAAGCGAACCGTTATCCAAGAAGGAAAAAGCCAGTGCTAAGGCCATGGCGAAATCCGCTGGAAGACCCTACCCAAACCTCGTTGACAATATGCGTGCTGCAAGGTCCAAGAAATGAGCAAGCAAGTACGCGATTCAGCCGGGCATTTGTGGCCTGAGATTGTCGGAAGGCTTGGTGCAAACACCAACATCACCACATCCGATGTAAGCCAGCAATCGCACGCCGCTGGCACTGGTGTGACGCTGATGCGGATTGCCAACGGATCAAATGCCGGTTATCACTGTCATTTTGAGGTAGGAAGCAATCCAACGGCATCCGAGTTATCACCGATCATTCCTGCTAATACGGTGGTTTATATTACCGTTTCGGCTGGCGATAAAGTGGCTGTCGTTGCAGAGCAAAACCACACTATGCGTGTTTCTATGACGGACATACTGCCATCATGATGAAAAAGACCAAAGCCGAGAAGAAAATCTCCAAAGTTATGCGCGAGTACAAGGCGGGCAAGTTGCATTCCGGTAGCAAGAAAGGGCCGGAAGTGACAAACCCTAAGCAGGCCATAGCCATTGCGCTGTCTGAAGCCGGTAAAGCGAAGAAAAAGTGATGGAATGCCCTATTGAAACCAAAGACCCGGTTGCGAACTTAAAGCATCGCAATTGGGCGTTTGCCAATGTAGGTTACGGTCCTGCCAACCCTGAATTGCCTAACCGTGAATTTTGGGACGCCAAAGCCGAAACGTGGAACACGGACTTAGCGCAAGCTAAGTCGATGCGTTGCGGTAACTGCGCAGCCTTCATCCAAACGCCTGAAATGATTGAGTGCATTACAGGTGGTATGGAGGGTGGAAGCGAAGAGGGTGAAGAGGAAAGCGGCGAATCATACGAAGAAGGCGAAATCGAAGACAACGAAGACTTAGAGATGGCGGTGCAAGATGCCGCCGATCTTGGTTACTGCGAACTATTTCACTTTAAATGTGCAGCGGCACGCACATGCGACGCCTGGTTGGTTGGTGGACCTATTACATCAATGGCGAACTCACGCCGCCAGCGCGAAGCCGTTGAGTTTCAGCGCGTTAACTTTATGCGTGAGGAAGATTGATGAAAACGCCAGCGTGGCAGCGTAAAGAAGGCCAAAGTCCAAGTGGTGGATTGAACGCCAAAGGCCGCGCATCGTACAAAGCAGAAACGGGCGGCACGTTAAAAGCGCCTGTGAAGTCTGGAGATAACCCAAGACGCGCCAGCTTTCTTGCGAGAATGGGCAACATGCCCGGTCCAGAATACAAAAATGGCGAACCAACGAGACTTTTGTTAAGCCTAAAGGCTTGGGGTGCATCAAGCAAAGCCGATGCACGAGCAAAAGCCAAAGCCATTAGCGCAAGAAATAAGGGTAAGTAAATGGACGTTGAAATGAACCTTGCTACCGGCGTCAAGTCCGGCGAACCTATGGACGAGACTGAAGTTCAAGCCATTGTTGCGGCTGAACTCGTTGACGCTACCAATTTCATTGACTTAGAAATTGGCAATCTTCGCGCCCGCGCCACGGAATACTATTTTGGCGATCCATTTGGCGATGAAGAAGAGGGGCGCAGCCAGGTTGTATCAATGGATGTGCGCGACACAGTGCAGGCCATTTTGCCAAGCCTTATGCGCATTTTCTTCTCATCCGAAAACGTTGTTCAGTATGTACCGCGCAGCATGGAAGATGCGCCGATGGCAGAGCAAGCCACAGATTATGTGCGCTATATCCTGAACGAAGACAACAATGGCTTTGTGCTGTTTCACTCCATCTTCAAAGATGCCTTGGTACGCAAGACAGGTGTTTGCAAGTGGTGGGTTGATGAGCACATTGAAATTAAGAATGAAAACTACACGGGCCTTGATGACGCGCAACTATCGTTGATTCTTGGTCAGGAAGGCGTTGAGATGGTTGACTTAATGTCTGCCGAAGACCCTTCAGCACCGCCGCCCGTAATTGATCCATTAAGCGGCCAGCAATTGACGCCAACCGTGATGATTCACGACGTAACCGTGAGCCGCAAAGTCATCACCAAGCGTTTCCGCGTCGAAAGCCTTGCACCTGAAGAATTTATCGTTGACCGTAGAGCGCGAACGCTCGAAGACGCAGACATTGTGGCGCATAGGAAACTTGCCACCGTGTCTGAACTTGTTGCCATGGGCTATGACCAAGAGTTGGTTGAGTCCAATACGGGCGAGGACGAACTCGACACAAACATTGAGCGCATTGCGCGTAATCCAGCACAAATGATGTTTGGCGAGTCCGCCAACAATCCTGCGCAACGCCGTGTGCTTTATACAGAATCTTATATAAGGCTTGATCAGGACGGTGATGGTGTGGCGGAACTACGCAAGATTTGCACCATGGGTCCGTCCTACAAGATTGTTGCCAACGATCCGGCGGATGATGTGCCTTTTGCTTATTTCTGTCCTGATCCTGAGCCTCATACACTTTTTGGTATGTCCACGGCTGATGTAACCATGGACATTCAGCGCATCAAGTCAGTTATTTTGCGCAATATGCTTGATTCATTGGCGCAATCCATTCATCCGCGCACAGGCGTGGTTGAAGGCCAGGTTAACCTTGACGACGTACTGAATAACGAGAATGGCGCCATTATTAGAATGCGTGCGCCGGGTATGGTGCAGCCGTTCACCACACCATTCGTTGGCGGTCAGGCATTCCCGATGATGGAATACATGGACCAGGTGAAAGAGGCACGCACTGGCATGTCCAAAGCCTCCATGGGTCTTAACGCTGATGCGCTGCAATCCACGACTAAGTTGGCGGTACAAGCCACTGTTCAAGCCGCGCAACAACACATTGAATTGATCGCTCGTGTATTTTCTGAAATCGGCATGAAGCGTTTGTTTAAGGGTTTATTGCGCTTGATTACGCAGCATCAAGACAAGCCACGCGTCATTCGTTTGCGCAATCAGTGGGTGCAAGTTGATCCACGCGGCTGGGATGCCTCGATGGACGTAAGCGTGAACGTTGGCCTTGGTACGGGCGGCATTGATGAAAAGATTCAATTCTTGCAAGCCATTGCCGGCAAGCAAGAACAGTTGCTCCAAACACTTGGGCCAAACAATCCCTTAGTCACCATGGGTCAGTACGCAAACACGCTCACCAAGTTAGTTGAGATGGCGGGATACAAAGACTCGTCGCAGTTCTTTAATCAACTGCCTATGGACTTTTCACCGCCACAACAACCACCGCAACCCGATCCAACGCAAGCCTTGGCGCAAGTGCAGATTCAATCGATTCAGGCCGACATTCAAAAGAAAGCCGCCGAACTTGCCCTTGAGCGCGAGAAGATGATCCGCGCTGATGACCGTGAGCGTGATCGTATAGCGCAAGATGGCATCCTGAAACGCCAGGAAATGGAGTTAAAGTATCAAGTCAACTTGGCGGCAACACAGGCAGAGATTGACGCCAAAGTGGCAATGGATCGTGAACGGATGCAAATGCAAGCCATCAACCAAGCCCAACAAGCCGTGACAGCGGCGCAACCCATGCAATGACAAACGACGAAAAAATACGACGCGCACAGGAAGCCGAACGAATTATCAACTCCACGCTTTATCAGGAAGCGTGGCAGCGGATTAGAGAATCATTGTTTGAAGAGTGGACGCACTCGGAAGATGCCAAACATCGAGAGGCAATCTTTCATGACTTCAAGTCTATGGAACGTCTTCAAACCTACTTTGGAAGCGTGATTACTAGCGGTACGTTGACCCGTATGGCGGCTGATCGCCAACGGAAACTGACCAAAACTTGATGGAGCGCAATAAATGAGTGAGAATTTAGCAACCGTTGAAAGCGAAAGCACAGCGGGGATGACGGTGGCGGAAG